GCAACTCAAGCGTGATCGAGTTATCAATCATCCCCTGGATGCGCGTCATGGCTGAAGACCCCATCGCCGAAGTCACAACTTCAGCAGCTGTCGTCGACAGAGTGATACTTGTGACGTATGAACTGATGTCGGTTGCAGCAGTACCGAAGGTGACTGCCACGTTTGTGAGAACTTGCTTTGCCATGATGTCTGCTCCTGCCTATCGGCGTTTGAGTTGATGTCTGCTCGGCAGAGCCGATGCGATAACACTACACGCCACAACGCACACTCGGCAAGGGGTCAGGCGTACACCGTGACAACGAAGTCAATCGCCAGATACGTTGCGTCATTCGCTTCAAGGGTAGAGATGTTGTTTGCTGACTCGACAATCAAGTCCTGCACAACCCCACCCAAAGTCCGATCCGATTCGATCGCTTGACGAATCGAAGTAGCACCCTTGTATGACAGATACCCATCCAACAAAGTTTGCGCAGTACGCTCAGCCGAACGACCAACCACAACACTGATCGTGAACTTGTGGGTAATCAAACCCCCACCCATAGCCCCGTTGTACTGAATTGAATCCAGCAACGGCCAAGCGAACGGGGTGTTCACATTGTCAGGCTGATAGGCGTAAGCGCGAAGACCTGACACGGTTGCCAGGTTCGCAGCCAAACCAGTTTTGATCTGGGAGACGGTAGTGGTTGAACTCATGCGAATAGACGCATGCGTCGGTACGGCTCGACGAGCTGTGCCACGTCAGGGTCAAGCGCACGGGTTACTCTCATAACAAAATCACCGAATCCGGCAACACCCAACGGCGAATCGTAACGCTTGAAAAGTCTTGATGCCTGGATGATTGTTGCCTGAGTAATCGTTTCAGGTACAGCAGGCCAACCAAAGGTTGCTGTCACCTTCACCAACGCTTGAGAACCATAGTTGGCATTCACAGTTGGGAACAGGTAATCACCAACAGCACGAATCTTGTCGTAAGCCCAAGTGATGCCATCAAGATCACCGTTCAACGGTTCCAACTGCCAATCGGTTGGAGTCCAAGTTGTATCAAAAACACCATCAGCATTCGTTGAAGTTTGCAAAGTGAGTGCAGTTCCAGAGATGTCATCTATTGAACAGAAGAACGAATCCTCTGCTTGGAACACGCGAGAAGTTGCGGAGCCAGTTACCCAAAACTTGCGATTACAAAAACCATCAATAAGGCGTGAAGCAGCTCCTGCACAGTTGTCAATCAGTGTGTCATCAATAGTGTCGGCGGTGCCGATGCGTAACGCTGCTTTGATCTGTGCTGTGGTTGCATACGCATTGGTTGCCATAGTGTTCCAATCCTAGTTTATGGACGCGGCTCCACGATACTGCGTACCTTCCAAACTGTAGTTGATAAACGGATTCAACGAATAGACCTGACATCCGTACATCTCAAACAAGCGTTGCTTCATGTCTCGAAGGTGCAACTCATACAACTCCCAAGGATGCTCACCCTGCACATAACCATCCACCCGTTCAGCACCACCCAAAGTTCCACAATCAGCACCGACCAACACAATGAACTTCGCACCCAGATACGCAGCCAAGTGCATCGCACCATGAATCCCAGATGAGCCGATCACCAGAGAGTTGTCGAGCGTAGGCCAGTCCTTGCCGGACGGATTGAACGAAGTGCCAGGACGACCAGTGGTCGTTGGGAACGTGACAACCTTGGACACCTCCACCAAGAACTCTGCATCCGTGCCATGCTCGCGATGAGGCGTGAACACAGCGATTGATTCGTCACGCCTCGCTTCCAATACAGCGTCAGCGTGATAGTGGCTGAACACGTAATACCTGCGCAGACCGAACACTGACCCAGCGAAGTTTGTTGCCACACAAATCTTGTCATCAAAGAAACTCGGTGCCAGATAGTTCAATGTCGCACCAGACCCGAACACATAGATCGTCTCAAACTCATGCCTATTGCGGTAGTCGATCAATCCCATCCGAACTCCCTTCGACGCTTCAAATCCCAATGCCCAGCGTCAGGCAAACCTGACTGCCAACGCAACTGATGCAACTCCTGATTCGCTTGGAAACTCTTGGCATTCTTCTCAGCCAACGACGGATCAGAAGCAATCGTTGAAGAATTATCGTGAGCAATCTTCGCCTGCGAAACCTTCACATCAACATTGATCCGACGCGCACGATCCTCAAAATCGTTGTCCTCAAAATATGCAGGCACATAACATTCACTGAACAGACCAACCCGTTCAACCACACCAGCACCCACCCACGCACACGACCAAGGCTGCGCCGCACCAGTCAACGTGAGGTTGTCAGGTTCGCAATCTTTGTAGAACGCTTCTAGTTGACCTGGTTCAAACCATGCGTCAGAGTTCAACAGAATCCAACCTTCCGCGTGAGGTGTTGCTTTGATACCAAGATTCCACGATGGTGCCACACCAAGATTCGTTGGCATCCTCCACAAATACCAGTTCTGAACATGTTGCCAAGGCGCAGTCCAAGCCAACATGTCAGCGTCATATCCATCGCCGTTGTCGATGATGATGAGCTGCTCGACGGGATAGTCCAGCGAGCGGATCGCCCGTTCTAGTAAGTCATACCTGTTCAGGACTGGGATGATGATGCACGGCACCATTCAGCAAGTCCCTTCATCACAGGCTTCCAATGAGCATCCCAAACAGCGTCAGCGTTGTATGCCTGTGCGAAGTCCACAGCCACCTGATCAACCCCTCTAGGAGCGTCGTAGGCGTGTCTCAGGGCATCCACAATGGAACCCACCTGGGGAGTACAGAACCAAGAACGCTGAGCATTATCCCAAAACGGTTGCACCTCCACAGCCCACCCAGACCCAACCAACTCCGGCTGAGCAGTGAAGTCACTGACGATCACTCTGGTGCCACACGCCTGAGCCTCGATCACAGCCAACCCAAACCCTTCGCCCATACTTGCGGACAACAGCACGTCAGCTGATGCGTACATGGATGCCAATGCCTGCTGAGGGAACCCAGTGCGATATGCGTACTGATCAACAATCTTGTATTGATCCTCACGGATTCCGCAGGCATGGAGCAACGCAATCAGATTGATGCCACCCATCGCACCATCCTTCTCGGTGTGCAGATATAACAATGCGTCAGGTTTATCTTGGGCAAAAATACCGAACGCCAACATGTTCTCAGCAAACGACTTACGAGACGGAGACGCACCCTTGTTCGCTGCATTCATCATCACCACAAACTTGTCATCAGGAACATCACCCATCAACTGCCGACCAGTGAACTCCCTACCAGCATTCGCAAACTTGACATCAGGATTGAACACCGACTCAATCCCATGCGGAACATAGAAACATTCCACATCAGCATCATTCAACATTTTTTCACCGAACCGAGACATCGCAATCGGTTTCACATTCGGACGCGCACACCACTCAACAACATCTGCTGGACAAGGCGCATGATCAATCGGAACCCACGACGCAATGTTCGCAACCATCTCCAACGACTTTGACTTCAACGGCCACACATCAAACAAAGTCATCAACAACGATGGCAACTCAGGATTACCATTCGACCAATCCATTCCGTGAGCAACCATCACATCATCGCTGTATGGTGCCATCCCACGTGGATACATTTTGATTCCATTCCAATTTGACGAAACTCCTTCAAGTCCGTACATGGCATGGATTGCTACTTCGTGACCTTCTTTGACGAGCCTTGTGACGGCTTGCGCGGTTTGCGTACCGTAACCGGTGGGGACGAAGGGAGCATTGCTGTACCAGAGGATTCGTAGCGCGTCCCCATTGGTAGGTCTGCTACTTCTGGCAAGTGTGCTATTCCCCGATGTAACAACATCTCGGCTTCGAGGGGTGGTAGTTCGACCATTGTGTTTCGGATTATTACCAGCATTCTTCACTTCCTTCTCCTTCGCAGATCGCAGGGGGGAAATAGAAATGGGATCGCCGCGCCCTGCGTGTTCGCGACGATCCCAAGCCTAATGGGAATTATGGGATGTAAGGGACAAGCCCCTCAAGCCTTATGGCTGGACGAGATGTTTTACGTGGCTGACTTGTGGCAAGTTGCCGTCAACACGGAATGTTGCACGGAAGGTTGCGAGACCTGCGCTGAAAGCGAAATCGTCGGAACGATCCAGCTTCAAACCGCCGACACTGCGCACGAAATACGAAGGCATGTGGCCAACGATTACAGACCTCAAACCAGTGGTTGCTTCAGCCATTGACGGATTCTCGTAGATTGGTTTGCCCAAGAGCATGTCTGGGGAGTCCATCGACAATGAAGGTTGGAACACGTAGTTGCCTGCCGTGTCCTTCAACTTGCGAACGCGACCAATCGACTGACCAGTCATCTGCCATGCCACACCTGGCAAGGATCTCGCACCGCCGTCAAGGGCGTAGAGTAAGTCGATCAAATTGTCTGCTGTGAAACCAGTTGCTGTGCCTGAAGTACCACCAACAGACGAAGCTGTCACGATACCGGTTGGCTCATTTGTTCCAGTTCCAACAGTCAACGCTGAACCAACAGCGTAACCGAGTGCGTTACCGACTTGATCAGCCAAGAAGCTGAGCATGTCAACACCAGAGTCTTCAAGAAGTTCCTGCGATACTTGTGTCAAGAAACCGTATTTGAATGCGCCGAGTGTGATGAATGCCGAGAATGCTGGATCGGATTCGCCCATTGTTGCTGCTTCCGCGTTGACAGTTCCTACTGAATAGGTCGACAAACGTGGAATCTGAAGGTTCTCGCCACCAGCGGTGTTGAGGACAGTTGATGTTGCCAAGACTGGCGCAATCAAACGTGCCTTCATAATCACTTGGTTGTAGAACGAAGTTGGTACTGGTGAACCAGTGCTGGTCTTGAGGATGTCACGACGCTCGAAATTGGCCGAACGTGATTCGCCCTTGATAAGCGCACGGATCATTGCAACATCTTCGTTCACTGGTGCCGAAGCAACAGGACGAACTTGGTCTGCAATCTCACGGGTTGCTGCGTCCATGCGAAGTTCGCGTGTTTCATCTTCACGAAGTTTGGCGATGGTTGCTGCACGGTCATTCAACTCGTTGTTCAAACGGGTGTATGTCTGTTCTTCTTCTGCTGAGAGGTCACGCTTTTCGGCTGTGGCCACGTCAATGATTGCTTTGGCTTGGTGCCAGGCTTGCTGACGAATCTCAACTTGACGGTCTAGATATTCTTTCATGGTTTGTTTCTGCTTTCGGATTGTTGTGAATGGGGATACGCAGGGAGGTACTACTTCTCAACCTGATGCGGCTCCGCATACAGCAACAAGGTTGACGGCTCCGTCAACGATGCAGTGAACAGATGTTAGGCGATGGTCTTCAATAAATCAAGGTGCTTCGCCATCACACCTAGACGAGCTGGTGCGGTGTCTTGCACCGGTTCAAGTTTGGCGACAGTTTCACGCAACAACATTGCATGATCTTGCGACAATGTTTGACCTGCTTCGAGTGTCGTGATCGCTGCTGCGAGCTGATCCGCGTCAATTCCTGTGCGAGTAGAGAGTGCATCCAACGAGCGTACCGTTGCAGTCGTTGCTGTATATGCAGGAAATCCTGTGACAACGCTCACCTCAAACAGTTTGATCTGACGAAGTTCACGCGACTGACCATCATCAGACCACATATCGCCACCAGAAGGAACGGTGAATCCGAACGACATCGAGTTCACATCACCACGTTGCATCAAGACTGAAAGGTCACGACCAATCGTGGTGTCAGGCAACGATGCGTCAACGAGCAAGCCTTTGGAATCTTCAGATAGTCGCAGTGTTTTCGCACGGGTTGTGGCAAGGAGCATGTTTGAATCGTGGTTCATGTACATGCGCACATTGTTCTTTGATTTGAGTGACCGTGCGAATGCGCCTGGTGCGATTCGTTCTGTGAATGGCAACGGTTCTGAAGGCGAGTTGAACACTGCTGCATATCCTGTGAACGACATGCCGTTGCCTTGTGGATCAGCACGAAGTTCAAAGTCGTTTGATGTGATGCGACGAGTTTCAACCTTTTCTTCCATAGGCGCAATGTTAGCCCAATCATCTGAGCGTGTGCGATGGAACGAGAACGATCTATTTTGATCTGCTTTGATTGCTTCAGCCTTTCCCATAAACCAATCCATCGCAGGTTTCGGATCAAGTGGATTGATGCCCCATAAATAGAACGCCACAGCACCGGCACCAGGGAACTCTTTATCATCAGGATTTGAGTTCTTCGTTGCATCCAAGTCCACAAGATGTCTTGCACCCCAAGCGTTCGCACGAATCACTTTGTCTTCTGTGATGTCACCACGCGCCATGTCCCGTGCCTCACGCACAGTCCTATCAACCAAACCATCACCAGCCAAACCTTGACCGTAGTAGTCCAAACCTTTGCGAGCAGCCGAACGAATATATGCAGGTACATCCAACGACACTGCACGGATTGAAGGTACCTCATCAGCCTTAATTGTTTTCGGGTCTTTAGTTGCGATGCCTAGTGAGGCATACGCACGTCGAGCAGCAGAATCATTGTCAATGGCCAACTTCACAGTGTTCTCTTCAAGGATGTCAGCAGCTGTTTCCTTCTTGTATTCAGGTGTTGAGATGCTCATATCTTCATTGAATTGAATATCATTAAATTGCACACCAGCATCAGCCAACTCTTGCATCGTTTTCTCTTGGTCAGATTCTGGACGACCAGTGACAATATAGATGTAGTAATCGGGATACAACGAGTTCACATAGTCCACATTCTTTTGAATGCCTGAACCACTAGATATCAGTGTGCCATCAATGTCAACAATGATGACTTGATTCGCTTCAGAGTTACGTTCCCCACCTGGAGACATATCTTCAGCCAACGAAACAGCAACCATCTGGTCAACTGCACCCTGTTTAGTTTGATGACAACCAATAACTTCGCCATCTTCTTTAATGGTTGCCCAACCTGAACAATCAGGTGACTTGTCAGTAAAGAAATAAGGCATCAGACCAACAACAATACTTCAGCATCATCATCCAAAGTGGAGAAGGCGATTGATCCCAACGCTAGACAATCAACCCCACCAAGCCGTGACATCCCCTGAGCAACAATGATTGCTGGTTCAGGAATAACTTCAATCTGTATCGGTATCTCAACAGGTTTGACCTGCTTCCTCAAAGGCTTCTGTCGATACGGTTGCTGATACCCAACACCATCGTCAACAGGAGGTGGTTCGGGTGGTATCACTGTGGCTGTTGCTGTGGCAACCAGTCCATCTAGAGGTGCATCAAGTACAGGGAATATGATCGCTGACGCTGAAGCCGTCGCATCCAGCCCACCCAACGACGCAGACAACACAGGGAACAGAGTTGACTGAGCTGAAGCCAACGCATCCAACCCACCCAACGACGAAGACAATACAGGGAACAGAGTTGATTGCGCAGTCGCAGTCGCATACAATCCACCAAGCGATGAAGCAAGAACAGGGAACAAGGTCGTTTGAGCAGACGCTGACGCACTAACCCCACCCAAAGACGATGACGCTGTAGCAAGAGTTAGGAACTGACCACCATCAAGAACAGCTGCGCCATCAAGCGTTGAAGTATCAAGAATGAATGCTGCACCACCGTCAAGACCGAAGCCTGCGTTGTCGAGTGTGGTTGAGTCGAGGACGAACCGTTGAACGGCCATCACGAACCTACGATGCGAGCGTCAAGGAGACGGTGAGATTGCCTGCACTGATTGTGTAGGTGTCACCTGCTGTGTAGGCACCAGCAACGATTGTTCCAGAGAACAAGAAGTTGCCTGCCGTCAAATTATCCCAACAAGTGAAGTGCGTTGCATCTTGTGAACCTGTGATATTCGTCCAACTAATATCTGCATCCGATGTCAATGCACCAGCAGAAGCTGCACTGAACGACACAGCCTTGCGAGTTGTTTCAGTTGCAGGGAATGCCGTTCCAGCAGTACCAGGGTCTTGCGTATGCAACTTCACATACGGCACAGCAACCGAGAACGCTGTTGCATTCCCTAATGCGTTCATCCAAGAGTTGCCCAAATATGCGCTGATTCCGTGTGCCATTAGTCTTCAACCCTTTCAGTGATCGTCAAGATACGTCCATCAGCGTCACGCTCAACCGTGCGCACAGTTGGCTTTGACTGTGGGATGTTCACTCGAACGACAGTCTCAGGAACATTGATGATCGGTGCAGGAACATTCACAGCCGGTGGCGTATAGTTCAACACGACTTCAGGCATATTGATGTCCATGTTCTGTGACTTGACTTCGTAAGCAGCAGCAGGATCGTTTGGACTGATCTGCGACAAACCTTGCAACATAACTGAAGGAACACCAGTGTGCAAGATGTCTGGCAAACCTAGTGAAGCCAACACTGCTGCTGGATCAAAACCTGTGGTGATGAGCCGTTGAGCCATCAAAAATTTGCGATCCAACTCAGACAAGTTCGCAGCTGACAAATCCACGTTCGCCAATGGCACCCGATACACTTCGCCACCTTCAACTGGTGGCATGTCCTCGATGCGATGGATGTCGTTGATTGACAAGAAGCCTGATTGCAGACCTGTTGAGAATGCTGCATAACGTGAAGCCTGATCGCCACGCAAAAGACCATCAACATTGAATTTAAGGAATGCTCGACTGTCCAACAACTTCTGGTAGCCATCCTCAATCTTGGAGATGTACGGACGCAACGTGTGCTGAACGAAATGGATGCCGTTCTGTTCTACCGACGCATAAGACATAGCTCCAGCCGTAGTCACACCAAGCATTGATGGTGGGCACCTGAAGATGCGACCAATCTCTTCAATGGCGAAGCGACGTGATTCTAGGAACTGTGCCGAATCATTATCAACAGTTGTCTTTGTGAACTTCGCTCCACCAAACAAGATGCCTGGTCGATGTGACCGGCGCAAACCTCTGTGACCTTCTTCAAATCCGTTCACCAAATCTTTGGCTTGCTCACGGGTTAGGTTGCCTGGGAACTCGATGATGCCAGAAGCGGATGAGCCTTGACCGAAGAATCGTGCAGCGAACTCCTCCAACGCTTTAGCCAAACCAAGGTTCTCTTTGATCAAGTCAATCTTGGAACGGCCACGCAACTCACCAGGCAAACGCATCTCAGTGATGTGAATCATGTCTTCGGCTTGGATAATGTCACGCTGTTCGTAGATGAAGATTGGTCGACGTGTTTCACGGTCACGACTGCACTCAACCCGTTCAGGGTTCAAAACAACTAGAGCTGCAATACCTTGATCGTCACGGACGATACGTGTGAACGAGTTACCGTTCAACAGCAACGACACCAACACTTGTTGGAAGTGTTCTGTGCGAGTGACACCAGTTTCAGGGATGTCCAACCATTGTGGTCTAGGACGGAATGCTTTGCGTTCTGCACCTACACGAATGTAAGTATCAACAGGCAAAGTTGAAATTGAATCAGAGATGAGACGCACACATGCGTACACTGCTTCAATTTTGAGTGAATCAATTTGGGTGACTACTGTTCCAGCGTTTGTGGTCATCGAGTAGCCGTCGCCCATTGCGTACAGCGACTGGAATGAAACGGCTCGTTCCTCGGTGCCTTGGCTCAGAAGTCGTGACAACATTTACTTTTTGACCTTCCTCTGCCCACGCTCAAATGCGAATGCGAACAATAGAACTGTGAAGCCGACAAAGATCAGCCCGATGGGTACCGACACCAAGAATACCCCAAAACCGATGAGTGAAACAGCGAGAAGTTCTAGCAGGAAGATTGTCATGATCCTAGACTACAAAGAAACCAGGTATAGGTGCGACTTCCTGTTTTGATGTCGCACGATCTGATGCGATAGCAAGAGCAATCGCAGCGTCAATCTTACGCTTTGACTTACCTTTAGACAGTCGCCAACCTGACTCTGTTTGGCGTTGCGCAGCAGACAACACTTGATCAGCGAACATTGGATCACCATCATGTGCGATCACTTGATTCACAATCAATTCGTACAAGTTGCCACACGCAGGAATCATTCGTGAAGCTGACTGAGGGAACTCAACCATCACATGGTTTTCAGATAAGACCTCTGCAGAACGCTGAAAGAAAGCAGGGTCATAAGCGTTCTCCACAACATTGAACTTTCTGTTGATGTCACGAATGTGC